AAGTGCCTTGGTATAACGAGAAGACAAAGAATCGTACAGGTTATCTTCAATCGCTTCTTCAGTGATCGAAAAGCCCATAGAAATTGTCTCGTGGTTATAACGAGCAGACCACGCTTCTTGTGCGTTGTCGTACTGGATTGCAGAACCTTCACCCTTTACAGGGGCGGCACTGAAACCAGACAACTTGGTTTCTTCTTCAAAAGAACGCTCTGAGGATTCGGTCTCGAAAATCTCAGCGTGCTCTTCACCGTATTTTGCATACTCAAGGCCAAACAGGGCGTTAAGACCCGGAAGGAGTTCCTTGAGGAGCTGGGCGCGTGATATAGCCATCGTTCAGACCCTCCCTTAAACGCCAGTTGTGTTATCCATCTGATGACCGGCATTCCACTTAACAAGTGCTTCCGTATAACCACCAGATGAATTTTTAGTCTCTTCAACCAGCTCAACAATGCGGAAAGGCAGGGTGTTGGTAGTAGCAGAAGTATCAGAGATGCCAATTTTTGAGTTGCCAGTAGCAGTATCACCAGCGTTGTTCACGCCAGCAACATTAGCGCCCAGATCAGTCAATGCAAGGTCGCCGATGGTAGTGCCAGAAGACAGTACCGCAGCTTTAAACAGAACATCTGTCGCATCAACAACATAGGCCACAGCGTCAGACGCTACTGTGCCAGAAGGCCAGTAGTTGCTGAACAGCAATTGCCCAGTTACAGGATCAGAATAAGAACAACCCATGAAGACACCAATTGGAGTCATTGCTGCATCAGCAGTATCAACTTCAACAGTGCCGCCGGTTACGAGCTTAACAGCATCGCCTTTAAAAATGTTAGACGCATAGCCGCTTGCAATAGAGTACAAACGAGTAACGCCAGCATAAGGAGTGCCGCTAACCATCTTAACCGGTACAAGCCCGTAAGGGCCAGATACAGTCGGATAAGCCATTGTTAGCTCCTAAAATTAACCTTTACCAAAAGTAACCGTGGACTTTCTGTCGTTAAACAGAGGCATCCTCGGATCATTTTCACGCATCAGGTTGTTATCCACAGAAGTCATCTGGCCTTTGGCCTGTTGCTGGTAGTACTCATTACGCTCATCTACCAATTCCTGTGGTGCCTTGCAGAGCAGCAGACCACCTATAACGATATTATCTTTGAACCGTTCATTTTCAATTCCGGTCAAGAAAATCTCTGGGTGATCGGTAGCCAGCACGGGTTCCCAACCTTCACGCAGTTTTGAGGAAACATTCGTAGGATCAGGTTGACCCTGAGTACTAATACGCACCCAATGGTACGTGTACCCCGGCTCAGGAGTCGGATTAGGTAGGACTTCGGGGCGCTCCCACGCCTTTTTACGTGGAGTTCGCTCACGCTTTTCTAAGTCTCTATTTAATCTATTCTCAGCCATTATGAATTCCTCGATAGTTGTGCAGCCTGTTTGGCGTATTGTTCCAATGGAACTCCAAGTCTCTTCGCTATAGCAACTTGTGATTGAGTTAGCCTAACTTTCTTAGGCCCTGTGCTCCGCGTAGCGGGTGCAACCACGTTACTAGGTCGTTTTTTAGGCGCCGCTTCCGGCTCATCTTCTATCCCGTCATCAAACTGATCGGGGAAGACACTTCGCATACGAGAATTTATCTTCTCGTAGTAATCATCAGATTTAGGGTCTACACCCTCTTTCACTAATTTAGTATGCAACCCAAGGGCAAAAGCCGTCATTTCATCATCAGAACCAAACCACGGGTTATCATCGCGCCATGCTTCGGCCTTTTCATCACGCTGAACTTCTTGCGCTCTGGGTGCTTCTTCCTGCTGTTGTACTGTATTAGCGTTTGTTTGTAAAGAAGTTTCCGTAGCTTGGGGAGCTTCTTGTTCTTTACGAGGACGCATACTTTTAGCACGAGTGGCACGAGATTGAGCGTCGTGTAGTACTTGTTGCGCTTCTAAGACTGCTTCTGAATCGCCTGACTCATAAGCCTCTTTATACTGCCGCTTTGCGGCTATTAGTTCTGCTTCAGCTTTTTGCTGTGCAGCTATAACCATAGCATTATAGCTACGATCACTATTTTTCTTAAGTTCTTGATTTTCTTCAACTAATTTCTTTGCGTACTCTTCAAGAGCTTCACGCTCACGCATAGCCGCTTCTTTGGCTCTACGCTCATCGTGATACCCCTTACTAAATTGTTGAATACGCTTTTTGACCTTCTTAGAGTAGTTTTCTAACTCTTCGTCAGTCACGTCTTCTGGAGGGTCAGAGGGTTTTCTACCTTTATCGGCTTCAGGAGTATCGTCCTCTACCTCGATTTCAACCTCTCCAGCTTCTATTGTTTCTTTAACTTCTTGTTTTTTCTGAGGTTTTTGCATATCCTCACGGCCAACAGCACCCTCTACTTCTAAATCAGTAGATTTTTCTTCTGCCGCCTCAATTTCAACTTCCTCTAAATTTCCTTTTTCTTCCTTATCTGGATCAGGAAACTCAAACTCAACTTGTTGCATCGCCATACTCTATCTCCTATGCGCGAGTTATACCGCTCGGATCGGGGACGACAGCCTGAATAGAGTCGTCATTCATTAATCGATACTCTTGTCTACCTATCTTGAAACGAGTACCAGTATTTGCTCGGAACATCACGTAGTCCCCCTGTTTACACCAAGGGCCTGTGGGGAACCGGTCTTTGTCCGCATAGGCTTGCTCGCCCATGTCAATAACACAACCTATGATAGACAGAATGTACTCGTCTCTAACTGTTTGATTTGACTTAAGAATTTCACTACCTCCAAAAGTCTCTTCAATGTTAGGTAAGGCTATAAGAATGTGATACCCAGCAGGTTTTGGGATTTTGTTCTCTAACTCTGCTAACTCACGTTCTTGTTCTGCTATCTTTTCTCTACGCTGCTTTTCTAGTGCAGTTTCAGCATGCACCCCATCGGGGGTAATACTTACCGTCGCTTCAGTCATCTTCAGCTTCCATATAGTTACGCGAAAGGTCGGCTATCTCTCTACGGGCGGTGGCTAGACCTCGAATCACCCCGCACACTTCTTTGTACCCAGCAAAGTCTTTTGCTCCTCCACTGTTTACAAATCCTTCTTGCTCGCGCTGAATATCAGCGAGTTTTTCATCAAGCACGTCAAAGACGGTTTTCGCCATAGGTTATTGCCTCCTTGGGGGCATTTTCTGTGCTTTTGCAAGATCAAGTATTGCTTTGGCTTCATCCAAGTCTTGTCTTGCGCTGGCTTGGTCTACCTGAGCAGCAACGCGGGCGGCTTCAATAGCAGCGGATTTATCTGCTTTCTGCTTATCAAGCTGAAGTTTGGCAACATCAAGTGCGGCGTCTGCCTGATCTTTTTGGGCCTTACGCTGTTGTTCTGCGGCTTTAATCTGTAGCTCCTGCTGTTGCATTTGAATAACAGGGTCTTGAGCTTTCTGCTGTGCAGCAGCTTGAGCCGCTTGAGCTTGTTTAGCTTGAGTATTCTGGATAGCAGCATCAGAAATAAGACGCGCCAGCAATACTTCATCTTTCTCGCTCAGTTCTTCATTAGGTGCGGGTAGAGGCGCACCAAGTCTTTGTTCAAGCTGTACTCTATAGTCAAAAGCAATGTGCTCCGCAACGTGTGCATTTAGGGCTGCAACTATCTGTTGCGCTGCGGGGTTCTGACCAATAAACGCCGCAATCTGCGGGTCTTGTAAGAACGCTTGGTGAGTTCTGATATGTGCTGCATGATCTTGGTAGATGAATGCTTTGATTGGTTTACCCACCAACACATTCATGTTTTCGCTTACAGGATCAGCAGGTTTAATATCGTCTTTCGTAGGTACAAGTTTGTCGGCATTCTTAATACCTAAAACTTCAATCATCTGACGATGCAACTGTGGCAAGTCATAGATTTGTGGGGCGGCCTGCGCCATTTGCAGTACTGCTTGATACTGAACGACTCGTTGAGCCATCGTACTGCTGTTGGGATCGCTGACGGGAATAACATCCACCACGGCGTAATCGTCTCGTTTAGCACGAGGCTCACCACGGTCAGGCACGTACATGTACTCTTCCGGAGCGTACTCAGCAATGATAGCCCGCAAGAGTTTGAACTCCTGCTTCATCGCATAATGTACTCTGGACTGAACAGCAGCCATTGGCTTGAGCGTACGCTCAAGAAGAGCAAGCGTTGTTCCGACAGGTGCATTAGCACTCATGTCAGAAATGTTCATATCAGAGATCGCACCTAATCTACGACCTTCTTCTGTAATACGCTGTAAGAGAGCTAATAATGTTTGACTTGGCTCCTTGTAAGGGAGCGTCATTATGTTCTCTTTAATACTGCCGGAGGGCACGTCTACATCACGGAACTCACCGGGGCCGATGGGGGTATCGTCTCCTTTGACCCGTAAACCACGAGACTTTAAGCCCCCCGGCAGGTTTGACAGTGTACCTGCGTCAACTAACTGACGAATCAGGGAAGTACCTGCTTTAGCGTATCCACCGATAATGTGGATTAATCCAAGCCCATAAAAACCAAAACCCGGCACATAAACATAATGCACGAAATACTGACGCTTAAGCATCAACGGGTCTTCGGGGTTCCAGTTACGGCGAATAGAAAGTACTTCTCCGGTACCTCTTTCTATCGCTACAACATAAGGTTTGGCTATCTGTTTATCTTCATCACCGGCTTCATTATCAATACCATCAATAACTAAGTCAGCATGAACCTCAAGTACGGTGTATCTGTCGTCCGAAGTAATGGAGTATCCTCCCTCTTCGGCTTTCTTCTCTTCAATATCTGTGTGATAAGGCGCAGGATCATCAAGATCAACTTCACGATAGAATCCCCCCGCCTGTAGTTTAAGTAGCTCGTTCTTAGTCTTACGCATCACATGCGTAACACGCTCGGCACTTTCTATATTAGAAGCACCATAAGGTACGACTACATCTTCAGCAGGTATGTAAAGTGCTACTTGACGCCCTATGTTTGGATCGTAATAAACTTTTTTGAAAGCTGAACCTGCTAGACCAAGGCTATACAACATGCGTTCATGTTCTGGACGGTACTCCGTCATCACCTCAGTCAGTTCATAATTCATATCAGCCTTAACGCGTAAGGCTGCATCTTCTTTCTCTTTGGTTATCTCACCAATTATCTTTGTCTTAACTGGCCCACCGGCAGGGAATGTTTCGGACATTGCCTCTGCTTGGAAGCGGATAGCTGCTTCGGCCAGCACGTTGCTGTACACACCACAAGCATCTTCCCAAGGTTCAGTGCGCTCTTCATAAGTAAAGCCCAGCACTTCCAAACCTTTAACGAAGGTATCCGCCCACTCTTTACGGCTGGCAGTATCACCTTCAAATGCTTCAACCAAATCAGAACCTAATGCACGCAGCTCGTTCTCTTCTAGGTATTCAGCAAGGTTAGCGTCGAACGGCGCGTATTCTGCTTCCTCGTTCTCTTCCCCACCGAAGTTTATCTCGATGCTGCCGTCTTCAAGCTCAACCTGCACGGGAGCATCAGACATAACTTCCATCTCGACAACCGCATCAACGTCTTCGGGTAAGCCGTCTGGGGCTTGGTATACACCTTTCTCTATCGCCATAATTATTTACCTTTAGTAGTAACCGCCCCTACGTCTGTATAGTGGTTGCTCATCTGGCTCATCGGTCGGGAGCCTGATAAACCCGCCTTGTCTAAAACGCATCAATGCCATGATTGTGCTGTCCACGAGGTCATCGTGCGACATAAAAGGAAAGCCAGCCACTTCCTCAACCAGCTCTTCTGCCCAACGTGTTTGTGGAACCCACACTAAGCCGGAGCTTACTATATCCGCTACGGAGTTTAAACGAGCGATCTTATCACCCGATCCCCTGTGAGGGGTATATTCCTGCACCACCAGACCCATCCGCCGCATCTCCTGATATAACGGCGTACCACTACTTTTCTTCTCCACAATAAACGCATCCGGCTCCCAAGAGTTAAACTCGCCATAGGCCAACTCTTTCAACTCGGGGAACTCTAACCGTTTCTTAATACTATTAAGGAGGATGATGGAATACCGATTCTCCTCCTCATTATAAAAAACACCCCACGTAGTCAGGGCCGTGTAGTCAGCACGGTTGTTCTTCTCAGCCGCTGCGTCGAGCGACATTATTATGTATTCACAGGGTGGAGGGTCTTCTTTGACCCACTCATTCCACCACTCACGTTTAACAATAGCCGCCTCTTCAGCCGTGGGTTTCTGCTGATACTGAGCATTCCACTGGAAAAGAGGCATCGAAGCCTTAGTCCGGTACAGCGCATCTAGGTTAAAAAACTCAGGCCATAGGGGTTTTTCAGTCGGCTTTGCGGGGTTATCAGGGTTCTCAATCTCCAGAATTGCTGGAAATTCCACCACTTCATACGCATCTGCAAGGTCAGACTGCGCCATATCCCGTACAACACGGCCCGTCAGGTCATCCAAGTGCCATCTGGTCTGTACAATAGCCACACGGCCTGCGGGCATCAGACGTGTTCGCGCACCGTAGGTAAACCATTCGTAGGCTTTGTCAAAAACGTCCAAGTTTCCGTTGATGATGTCTTGTTCGTTGTGTGGATCGTCAATAAGTAGGAGGTGGGCACCACGACCAGCCAGAGCTGAACCAACACCACAGGCAAAATACTCCCCACCCGCACTCGTATTCCACCTTCCCGCGCTTTTTGAGTCCTGTGCAAGCTGCACATTGGGAAAAATCGCCTGATATTCTTCGGTTCCAATCAAATTCCTTACTTTTCTACCAAAATCCACCGCCAAATCAGTGGTATGGGACACCATCAGCACCTTTTTGTCGGGGTTCCGCCCTAAAAACCACGCTGGAAAGTAAATCGAGATGAGTTGAGACTTACCGTGACGCGGAGGCATGTTCACACAGACCCGATCCTTACCAGATTCGGCCTGTTCCTCCCCTTCCTCGTTGTAAACCTTCCCTTTCTCGATCTCCATCAGGAGATTTGCCAGCACTCGGTGGTGTTTTCCCACCTTATAGTCCGGCTGCATGGCGCAACAAAAGGCAATCAGGTCGTTATAGCAGGCTTCAGCCCGCTTCCGAGCCTCAAGCTCCTCAACTATCCGGTAAATCTCAGCTTGTTCTTCCGGCGTGTACGAATCTAGGTTTTCTAAGAGGAAGTCTACCTCTTCCGCCGTAAATTCCGGAGGTGGGGGTGCCGCATTTAAGTGTTTAGCGGCCTGCGCTGTTATCATGTCTGTGTGCTTCCCACTTCTTCAGGGGACAACTCGCCAACATCAACCAGATTTTAGCCTCCATCCAGCACCCGCATTTCTTACAAGTATGCACTACAGGTCTGAATTCGGGGCAGCTACGGCAAATTTCACCACGTTCAGCAGCAACTTCACTCCGCGTCATTAACTTCCCCCTCCTGCTCATAGACTCCTTCGGCGTTTTGCTTGAGTACGGTCAACTTCTCCCGCAATTTCTCACGTAGTTCTTCCGCAGTCTGGTGGGTTACCGTAATTTCCTTGCGATCTGTGAACAATCCAACGTCTGTCATCTTACCCAACAGCTCCAGAGCCTTAATACGAATACGGGCGTCGGGGTTCTCAGTCTCAAGTATGAGCTTGTTTGTTACGGTATTACGTATTTCAGCCGCGCTTGTTGCAATAAGCTGACCAAATTCTTTAAGGATGCCGTGAGTTTCTACAAGAGAGGCCGGTGTCATTGAGTTAACACGGGAAGTAGAAACGGTTTTTGAGGTTTTCTCTACATCTGCTGCGTACGAAGTTAGCAATACAGCAGCTACATCACGATCTTCTTCAGTAGCTTCAAACTCCAGACCATGATCCTCTAACTCGTGAATCGTATTGCAAGCCGCTTCCGCACGAGCACGTAAGTCCATGTAAGGAACATCATCTGGTATTTCAATGCCAAACTCTGGCACTAAAGCAATAGCCATACAAACACCTTTCCGCAAGCCGAAGCCGTTGGGTGCAAGTATATAGACCAAAAAGAACCCTCGCAACGTGTGGAGTCGTCGGCGAGGGCATAAATAGGGGCGCTCAAGGAGATTAATAGGTGAAACATGTAGCCCCTAACTCACAATATCACGCGTGTTGCAGAAATCAAAAGTTTTCCAAAAAAAGTGGCATAGGTGGCAGAAAGAACTAAAAGCTAAATGGGATAAGGGCTATAGCCTGCCACTAAAATAAGAACATTGCAGAAATCAAAGCTAAGTTAAATAACAAAAATTTGTTTGTGTAAGTACCTCGGGACTCCTGACGGGGGGTATGCCGGAAATGGAGGGG